TCGCTTACAAGTGCTCAATGGTCTTTTTAGTTATAAGCTTAAAGTTGTTGCTGCCATTGTCAAGCATATTTTGGTAGGAATTCCCACCCATGAGAATATGATGGCGGGGTTTTGGCACGCTCGTTTTGCGCAGGATCGCAGTAAGTTTGGGATGTTGGCTGCTGTTGGTATAGCAGCTGTGGGTTTGCAACATTATGTTCGCAAAATAGGTCTTGTGGCAAAACTTGTGGGCGCAGCAGTCATGGCGATTGGCTTGTGGGGTTGGATCATTGCCGTACGACCCAGACGACTTCCATATGACCATCTCAATTGGGAATTATTACAAACATTGAGCCATACTTACAATGACAAGCATTGTTGCCCAGGCGTGTCACATCCATTGTTGATTGATGAATTTACGGTTTATAAGAAGGAAACTGTTGTTGTCCCTGATTCCAAATTGCCAATTATTGTTGGCGACTTGTCCCAGACTGACATGTTGGAACAAGTGGAGCATTTGCCAGTGCCCGTGTTTAGTCAATATATACCATCCTGGTCACGTATGACCTCAGCTGCATTATTGAAGGGAGTTCAAGAGCGCATGTTTGGTGGGCTTGTTTCCGACCCTACTGTCGATAATGATCATGCCGATTGGTTGAGCAATTTCCTTTGGCAAGAGCTTGGAACAGGTTTGCATGAGTGTGAACGTTGCCACCAATTTGGGACGCACGAGAAAGCTTTTGATGCTTGGAATGAGTCTTTGGGGCCTGAAGCGCGTGTGAGTCCTTTTGTCGCCCATTTGCATGAAGAAGCAAAGGAGGCAAATCATAGTGGCATTAGCGACGAAAGTGTTAAAGTCTTTGGCAAGAATGAACCCAGCATGAATTGCACTGACGGTTCAGTCGATCAGGAATCAATTGTCCCTAGGTGCATTAGTAACGTTTCCCAGCAATATCATGCCGCAATTGGCCCAGTTACATATGCACGCTCCAAGGCATTATCTCGAGTTTGGAATGCGGACAATTGGTTGTATTACGTTAGTGGCGATACAGCTGCCACTGTTGCGGGCACGCTTGAATATGGCCGCGTTTATTATGTTGGCGATGTATCACGATTTGATCGCGGACTGTCGTATGTCATGCTGAAACAACTTAATAGCTGGTGGGGCCATTACCACATTTCTACGTTGGAACGCAAGGCTCTTTTCGCACAGTTAGAAACGCGTGCTTACACCCAGAAAGGTTTTCACCGTTTTAAATTTAAAGGTATGCGCCGTAGTGGTGATGACAATACCTCCGTCGACAACACTTTGCTCAACATTGCGACACACGTTTGGGCTATAATTCAAC